GCCCAGTCATATATGCGGGGAAGTTCCCAGTCGATCAGACCAATGTTCTTGGCGATAGCCCCGCCCGTCAAGTTAGCGGCCAACACTGCCGACCAGAAGCGTTCTCGGGGCATCAGCTTAAGTTCCCGATCCAGCTTGGCCTGAGTGTTGAGCGCGATGCGCTTGGCCTCTTCGTAGTTCCTGACAAGCCACGAGGCGTAGATGCGTCCTGCGTGGCCGTAGTTATCCATCAGCTGGTGATCAAACATGTCCTTGGCAATAAACGGATCAATCGCGTCTGAGTAGTTGATCGAGTACTCGACCAAGCGCATAAGCTCGCCGTCCGGGCTAGTCTTGGACACCCCCATCTTCTCGTAGAAGGATGCATTCGAGGAGCACAGCGCCATCGTCTGCCATGTCGTAGCGTTATGGCGCAGTTCGTTCGAAGATGCCTTGACCCGGTCCTTACCGCGCCCCTGCGTGATGTTGTAGACCAGTGCCGAGAAGTCCTTCTCATCCATGTTGGTCATTTCATCGACGGTGTATGGCAGGTTGTTGTACATGCCCAGCCGCAGGATTTTGGCGTTCAGGGTGTCTTCCTTCACGCAGCACAGACCGTCAGGTGACCCCCAGATACTGTTACACATGTGCAGGATCGTTGTCTTGCCGGTGCCTGAGTTAGGGTGAATGACGTTGAGCATCGCGCCGCGCTGCCCCAAAAACTTAAAGATCGGCGCGCCGAAGCCGGTGAGCGCAGCGAACGCGTGAGGCTCAAGCCCCGGACGCCCGTAAAGGTTGAATACCTCCTGCCACTTCTCCATCGAGCCTACCGGCCCCATGCGCTTAGCGACTTCAGAGGTGGTTGATGATGGCGGGCTGTAGTAAGCCCCCTCCGCTGCGATTTCAGAATCGCCAACGATAAACTTGCTGTCGTTATCAGCCCATCCAAATTGTAGTCTCATTTGCTCTGCCTTCTGTTTGTCTGCCAGCATCGATACGGATGCCCGCATGTACTCCGAGATAAACTCAAACTGCTTCTTGCCACAAAGAACGCTCTCCCCCGCCAGCAGCTTGCGCAAATCCGTGGGTTCCACGGCGTGGGTGAGCGGCACAGTTAGTTCGGCGACACCGTCCTTAGGCTTGTGGATTTTGATTACCGCAACGTCCTTCAGGACCGGGTCGCGCATCCGCTTCAGGATATACATGTCATAGGGCAGCACGCAGATGTCGCCCTCTTCCGACTCTTCGCCATTCTTATCCTGAGGCGGCTTGCGGTATATGCCGCCCGCCTTTCCCCTGAAGAACGGGAATGGATATTCCGGGATTACGTGGATTGTCGGCGCAATGCCTTCTACTTCTGGCTCCACTACAACGACGTTGTCAGCGGTGGTCGCGGCCTGAATCTCGCGTCCCAGCGTGATTGGTGACTTGATCTTGCCCCTATGTGGGCAGCCCTCACAGCCGCCGGGGTTATTGCGCTCAAACACGTCACAGGTGTGCGGCCCCAAGATGTGCTTGATCTTATGCAGGGTCTTACCCGGTTCGTAGTCGGGGTGCCCCTCAGACAGGGTATGGATCGCGGTGTCCTGGTCGATGCAGAACTTTGCTACGGATAGGGCGTTAAACCACCGACCCTCTGACAGGCTGCCCCGGTTCTCATAGCAATCCAGCAGCTGCTGGCAGCCGGTGCCCTTGGCGCTGCGCCGCATGATCTTGCTAAACCGCGACGTTATGTTTTCTTGCAGGGATTTGGCGAGGTCCGATAGTTCCCGCTTCGGCGTGTCAAGGGGGGTTAAGTCCTGCGTTTTCACCCCTAGCGTTTTGTAGAACTGCGTGAAGCCTACCGGCTGGGCCGTAGCTAGTACTGTCACCTCGTTGGCGGGATCGTCTTTGAAGTTGTATGTGCCGGGTACCCGCAGGATGCGCGCCGCCTCGAAGACCTGGGGGTCAACGTAGAACTTGTGTGTCTCGCACAGGTCCCGCAGCCGGGCTGCTACTGGCTCCCACTCGTCGCGGGTGAGGCTTTCCTGCAGCGGCCAGTATGCGTGTACCCCGCGCCCCGAGTTGACGAGGATAGGCTTGGGGAGCCCGATGGTAGCGACGAACTCTTTGAGCGCGCCTATACCCGCTGCTTGGTCAATATAGCCGTCGGGTCGCCCCGTCTTGGGGTTAATCTCAGCCTTGGCCTCCCCGCAATCGATATCAAGCCAGAACGCTTTGAGAGCAGCTACGTTTTCCTTCTTGCGGCTCTCGTCCGTAGTATACTTGGCAACCCCAAAAAAGACGTTGTAGCCGCTGGCTACATAATCCTCGACGAGATCGTCAGCCTCCTCGCGGGTAGCGACAAGCTCCTGCTTGATCCGCGCGCCGTCTTTAATGCCGACAATAGCAAAGTAGCCATCATCCGGTTGTACAGCACTGAGGAGATCGAAGTTTGTCATACACAATAGTCGCCATTTATCAGGCGCAAAAGCGCCTAGAAAAAGGAGAACGACATAAAGGCTAGCCCTTATGTAAGCGTAGAGACGTAGCTGTTGACGCGGCTGTGAAGGGGTTCAGCAGGATTACTTGTCCCACTGAACCAGTTGTACACAGTCTGACGGGTTACCCCAAACACGCTGGCGACGACTGTGACGGGAACCTTGTGCTCAATACACACCCGCCCCAGCCGCACACCCAACTTCTTCTCGTTTGCTAGGCCGTTTCGTTCTATAAGTCTTTGGCTATAGCCGTACGACATCCTCAGTCCTCGTCATCATCGTCGTCGCCCCAAGCGGCCAAGACATTAGCAAGGTCCTTCTTCACAGGGACAACTTCTTCGGCCTTCTTGGAAGCGCGCTTCTTCGGGGCCGCGACCACTTCTTCCTCGTCCTCATCCGGCTCATCCGAATAAGTGACCTTTGGCTTAGCCACTACCTCAGGCCCATCCCGATCTGCTTCCTTCTTAAGGGCAGAGACGGTCAGAACAATCATCTGGCGGGTAGCCGGATCGCGACGGGCTCCAGTAACCAATTCATGCTCAGCATCAGTCGTACCGCGTACGGGAGCGAACTGCAGTTCCATCGTCTCTGCATCGAGGTTGTAGGCAATATTGGTCACGACCGTGTCCGGGCTCTCGCCGTTGGCGATAAGGAACTTCACGTAGCTTTCGAACGGATGCACGTTGCCGCTGCCCTTACCGAAGAGCGACTTAGCGGGGACGTTGAACTGGTAGACATCACCCGAATCGTCACCCGCAATGAGGATAGCAATGCGGCGCTGGAAGCGGCATGCGCGGCCCTTACCGTTCTCGCCAGAACCCACGACATTCTTAGGGCACGACGCGCAGTTGCTAGCTTGCGGGGCACCGGCAGCCCCCTCGGGCTTGTCGCCAAGGTTAGACCAGCAGTCGGGCAGTGTAGGCTTAGCATCCGGGTCGTACTTACCGGCATAGAAGGTGCGGCTAACCTTGGGCAGTGCGTCAACGATGATAGCGTCGAACTCGCCGCGAATGGCCTTACCAATTTGCTCACCGTTGACGATGCGCTTGAAGGTACCGTTGGTGTTCGTAGCAATCCGGCGGGTGTTGCTAACCGAAGCAAGAGATTTGGCGAGATCAGACAGGTCACGCTTAGCCGCCGTCGATACGGCACCGGCTTGCTTAAAGATGGTAAGATTGCTCACTTGGTTTCTCCTTACTTAGCAGTGGGTTTGCGTACGCGGACAACGTACTTGGTGTCGGCTTGGAGGCCGACGGGTAAATCATCAGGGTTATCAGCTAGGAACTGCTTCATGTTGCCGTTGTGTAGCCGCTGCTCCAGCAGATACAGGGCATCGTTCTCACGGATAAACTCGTACATGGATTCCCAATCGTTCGTCCAGTAGCGAGAGCTAACCGTGCGCGTTACAGTTCCAGCGGGGGTGCGGATGCTATCCAAATTCTGGTCGTTGCACAAGGCCAACAACGCATCCGACAGCGTATCCTGCTGCGCCTTAAGCTCGGCAATCTCGGCCTTGTAGGCTTCTTCCTTCTCGTGGATAGCGCCCCGTATCTTGCGGTAGGCAAGGACGAGCGCGTCGGCTTTCATATCTGCCATGGTTTGCTCCTTCGTTATTTCCCCACCATAATCTTACATTATACAATGTCAACGACTTTGTAAAATTTCTTGGCGGTATAGATCGACAATCTTCTGGTGGTTCTCTATGTTACCCCTAAGCATCTGATATAGCTTAGCTTCTACCTCGCTGCCTTTGATATGCACGATGGTCATCGGATGCTTTTGACCCGGTCTATCGATGCGCGCGTTGGCTTGAAGGTAGGTCTCGACGCTCGTCACGGGCGCGTACCAGATGATGGTGTCGGCTTCAGTCAGGGTTAGTCCGTGGCTGGCGGCTTGGGGCTGGATGATAAGCACGCGGGGGTTGGGGTTGTTCTGAAAGTTCGCGACGATCTCGCTGCGCTTATTGAGGTTGACCTTGCCGTTGATGACTTCGCAGGTGATCTTGTCCTTCTCTAGCGCCCCTCGCAGTAGTTCGATGGTATGCGTAAACGGAACGAAGATAAGCACCTTGCGCGTAGTCTCGCCGATAACCTCAAGGACTGTATTGATGCGGTTGCTCACATCGAATTGCACAACCTCTCCAGTATCCGAGTAGACCGCGCCTCCGCTGATTTGGAGAAGCTTGTTAATGTTAACTGCGGCGTTGACGGCGCTTACCATTTCGCCGTCTGCTTCCATACTCATCTGGCTTTTCAGCAGCTTGTAATACTTCGCTTGCTGGGCGGTTAGGGGCGCGTCACGCTCTACAGCGGTGACCTTGGGTAGGTCGAGGCACTGGCTTTTCTCGAACCGGATCGCGGGTTGTAGCATCCGGTGCACGATGGAGTCGGCTTGTGGCTTTATCCCCCACTTAAACTGCGTGATCTTGTACAGCACCGAGTCGCGGAATGCGCCGTAGTGCTTGGGGCAACCCTCCGGGTTGACGAGCTTGGCTAGGCCATAGGCGTCGAGGGGCGACTGCGCCGCCGGTGTACCTGTCATCATCCAGAGCCAAGGGTCCGTTTCCTTCATGACTCGGTTAAATATTTTCCACCGGGTGGTCTGGGCGTTCTTATAGGCGCTAGCCTCGTCAACTACGACAAGGTCAAATCCACCTGCAGCGATCTCGTCTTTGACCACAGCTACCCCGTCAAAGTTAATGATGACAAAGTCTGATCCCGCAGCGATGATCTTCCTACGCTGATCGGCACTCCCGTGCGCCACGCTGCAGCTACGGTGCATAGCAAACTTGAACAGGTCCTGCTGCCACGCAGCCTTCATGATGGACAGCGGGCACAGCACGAGGACGCGCTTGATCTTGCCTAGGTTCATAAGATAGTCGGCAGCCCAGATCACGCTGGCTGTCTTGCCCGTACCAGCCTCGCTGAAACAGAACGCCTTGCGGTTCAGGGTAAGGAACGACGCGGTCGTTTTCTGGTGCGCAAAGGGTGTGAGCTTGCCGGTCCACTGGTAGTCGCGCAGTATCGGCGACGGGGCCTCATGGCCCAGAGTAGTCAACGCTTGGGCTTCTTTAAGCCCCCAATGCACAGCTACCTTAGAAGTTCCCCGATGGGTCTCCATCAGAGTGCTTTTCTTTATAGCATCCGTAATAGCTAGGGGGTCTCGTGTTTCCACGAGGAGGACTTTATCCTCGATGATCCGCATTAGTTTGCTCCTTGTGCGGGTTATTTTTTCTTGCGTTCCCGCTTACTAATTTCTGAGACTAGGTTGCCCCTGCTGTCCCGCTTGAACGACCGGTTCTGAGACGCGCTCTGCACGGTTACACCTTGCTTGTTGCTGCCGCCCTTATCGAAGGCGACCTTGTGGGCTACGTCCTTGCCGTCGCCCTTCTTGACCTTGCCGTCCTTCATGAGCTTATCGCGGGCGGCGTCACGCGCGCTGCGGTTCTTCACCTGCTCGGGCTGGGCTTCATACTTAACGGCATTGACGTACTTGCGGTCAGCTTTGTTCTTGTAGGGCATACGTTTATTCCTTACAGTCACACGGACCTGGTAAATGCGCAGGTGCGCTGTGGACCGCACAATCAGAAGCGTGCTCACTTATACCCGATAATTCAGCGTACAGCGAGCCTATAAGCTCGTACAGACCTTCAATCTCCTTGCGCATCATACTCTGGCGTTCACGCGATTTTAGCACGGTACGGCGGTTGGCAGACTGCAATGTTTTGGGAAGCCATATACAGTTATTAGGCTCATAATCGCCATCTACGTCTTTGCGTTCGATAGACCCCCTAGGGAAAGGGCATGGTCCCATATCATTATAAAAATTACGGAAGTCGTCCCACCGACTACATATACCGATGCCCCTACCTCCATAACTATTATACGCAGGATGCTTCTCGTACCGGCAGCGCTTACGCATAGCGGTCCATGACCGAAACTCAAAAGAGTTAGTCATGCCGTGCTTAGTACCAGGAGGATGCTCTTTAGCGTAACAACCACAACTACGAGTAGTTCCTGATGTTAGCTGGCTACCGCGAACCTGTTTCTTTACACCACAATCACAAACTACATTCCAATATGCACTGCGCTTGGTGGTATTTACTACGCGGCTACCAACTATTAAGCGGCCAAAACGGCGACCACTAATATCTTTGCATTTACCTGCCACGTTCATTCTTCCCATTATGCTCGCACTGTATAACAGGACAATGTTTTCGACACAACCCCGAAGTCTTAGCGTTCCAGACCCCGCTGTCGATTGCGCTTTCCAAGGCATCTAGCTGGGGGTCGAACACGCTGAGGTAGTCGCTGGTATGCTCGCGGCGATGCGTCTTCTTAGGGAACTCGTTGCTGACTACGTAAGCCAGCCCGGACTTGATCTTCTGCACCTCGGGGTAACGCACGAAGATGGCACCGGCCATCAGGTCCAGCTGCTTCATGTCAGCATACTTGGCGTTCTTGCCGGTCTTGTAGTCGATCATGTGGGCAGTCTCGCCGCCGATGATGAGCAGATCGACAATACCCCGCCACCAAACAGTCTTGTCGAAGAAGCCGCAAGGCAGAAAAGACCACTTATCTCCATCCCAAAAGCGTTCTACACCTAGCCTAAGCTCGGTGTGTTTCTCACCAGGAAACTTAGCCAGCGCGTACACGACCGGCTGCATGACCTTAAACTTCTCGGGGATCGGAGTGCCGTGCTTGATATAGTGTTCAGCAACTTCGTGGGCTTGGGTCCCGTAGTCTGCCTCTGGCCCCGGAGTGTCCTGCACATCCTTGGCAACCTTCAAGTGGAAGTACTTTTTAGGGCACTGATCGAAGGTCTTGATCGAGGAGTAGGACCACGCAACCACGCTATTCTCCTAGGGCTTCCATGA